AAGAGATTNAGTNNTAGAATCTCACATGGAAACNGATNTTGCAATTATAAGTGGAATTCAACGAAATATGGCACTACTTGGAAAAGATACGGAATATATGAAAACTGACATTGAGAAAAACCTTCACTTGCGTATCGCTGAAGAATTAAGAAGAAATAATGTTAAATATAAAAAATAAACATCATGGCAGAGCCAAGAGTTGTAAATGCAGATGTCGCTGATAAGGTAGGAAAAGACCTTTCAAGATTATTTACTGATTATAAAAAAGGTAGAGAATCAAAAGAAGAAGATTGGCTCGAAGACCTTAAACAATATCATGCTGTATATAGTGATAATATTGTTAACGATATTGAACAATCTGTCGGTAAAATTTCAAAATTATATCCCAACGTAACTAGAGGTAAGATTACTCAAGTTAAAGCAAAAATGATATTCATGTTAAATGATATGTCATTTGAAGTAAAACCCACCCCAATACCAGAACTCTCAAACGACGATATGGCAGCAATAATTGCAGCCTCCGCTCCTATTGACGAGACAGGTGTCCCTACAGGTGAACCAGCACCTAAAGAAGTTGTTGATAAGGCTGTATTAGAGGTAGCAAAAGTTCGTTCTGAGAATATGAAGATTCAGATACAAGACCAACTAGAAGAAGCTAAATATGAAGAATTAAGAGAGCTTCTTATCGATACAAAACTTAAAATTGGAACTTCTTATATAAAAGGACCTCTCGTTGCTGAATCATCAAAGAAAAAATATAATCTCAATCCTGATACTGGTTCATATTCACTGAGCAGTAAAACCATAAAAACTCCATATCTTGAATCTCCTAGTACGTGGGATTGTTACTTAGACCCAGACTCTTCTGCTGATAGTCACGGTGATGGTTTCTTTGAACGTCACAGAATGTCAAAAGATGATGTTCGGAAACTAAAGAAGAAGAAGTTCTTTCTTTCTGAGGCTATTACTCAAATTCTTCGAGATAAGCCAAAAGGTAATGCAAAGAAGGAACACTACGAAGATAAATTAAAGAGGTCAAAAGAAGAGATTAAAAACGACAAATCATTGCATAAAAAGTATGACGTTGTTGAATATTGGGGTATTATCGATAAAAGCAAAATGAAGGGTTGTGGTTGTGATGTCGATAATAGTATAGAAGATTATGTTCAGGCGAATGTATGGTTTATTGATGATGTTGTTATTAAGATTATTGAGAATCCTGTAGGTCATTGGACTGATATTTACGGTATCGATTATTTTGAGAAAGATGATAGGAGTCCATACGGAATTAGTCTTGCCAGAGTCATGAGAAATAGTGCAGAAGGTATTTGCTCAACAGTACGACTTTTGATGGATAACGCTACATATAGTGCCACAAAGATGATGGAAGTTAATACTCAGCTGTTAGATGAGGATGAAGACCCAAGAGATATTCGACCTTGGAGGACGTTCTTAAGGCATGGTAGAGGTAACGAGTCTCAAATTCAAGCAATAAGAGAAATTAATTTCAATTCAGCTACTAATGAACTTCTCTCAATATTGAAACTATTTAACGAGCTTATGGAAATGGAAACAGGATTTCCAGATATGAATGAGAAAAAGCCCGTTCAGAATGAAACAAAAGTAAAAACATCGGTAAGAACTGGGAACATAAACCTTACAACTGCTTATGCTGTTCATAGTCACGACCAGCGAATTACAAAAAAACTTATTGAATCTCTTTATCATTGGAATATGGAGTTCAACCCAGACAAGTCTATTAAGGGTGACTTTAATGTTAATGTTGCCGGATATAGAAGTCTTGTTGCAAAAGAAGTTCTTGGTAACGCCCTTACGGAAATAAGCAAAAACATGTCAGCAGAGGATTGGGATTACATTAATAGGTCTCGATTCTTAAAACATCTCATGTCTGTTCATGACACTCCAGAACTTATGAATACTGATAAGGAAATTGAAGAAAGTCGTACAGCAAGAGAGCAAGCAATAGCTGAAGAAGCTCAAAAAGAAGAAGCTATTGAACAAGCGAAAATTGAAGAGATTGTTTCCAAGGTGCAGAAGAACTTAGCAGAAGCAGCTCTTAACGAAGAGAAGGTAACTACAGAGCAAACAAAACAACTTGAGAATATTTCCAAAGCTGAGAGTATGGAGGAGGGTTCTCAAATAAGAAAACTTCAAACTATTCAAAAAGGACTTTCAGAAGACCGAAGTATGCAACTTAAAGAAAGGACTCAGGCATCCACTGAGATTAATCAGGCAATTGATAATGAGAGACTTGCTAATAAAGAATTAATAGAAGCATCTAAAGCAACTACTGATAATACAGTTTAATTGCATTAAGGTTTATAATTTGGTAAATTACTCATTATGAAAAAGAATTCTTATAAAGAAAAGATTAAGGAAACCATTAACGATAATGGCACTATAAAGGTTAAAGACTTTATGGGCTTTCTTAATGAAGATATTGAACGAGTAAAAGAGGATTTAACTCGTTGTGAAGAAGATGAGTTAAAGATGCTCCAAGGTGTTTATGTTTGTTACGAAGATATAGTCAAACTTATTTCACCGGAGAAAAAGAGATAATGAATTCTGTTGTAAAAGAAGAATATGAGAATGTTTTACAATTGCTAAGGTCTGTAATGACTAATGATGGTATAACTGACCACAAGAAACGCTCTGTATTACATGCAATAAGTGTTTCATTAACAAAAACATTAAGTGGAGAAACAGGCTCTGTCACTATAGGATATAGTCAAGGCTCTGTTACTCAGGTAGAGAATAAGAATGTAACAAAGACGAAAAAAGAGTAAGTGAGACCGTTGCTGAACGGCAGATGGTTTAATTGAGGTTTAGGTCGCTGAACCCACATGGTAAATCAGCGACTATATTTATATTGGCTTATCATGAAATGATGCCGCACTTCTAGCAATAGAGGTGCGGTTTTTTTTTGGCTTGAAATAGGACTCATAAGAGATACCTTTTGAGAGCAAGTGGATACTGGCTGTCAGACCACTAAGGGATGCGACTCTAAAAAGAGACACGTATTCAAATAATAATGGAGACTGCTTATGCAGACCATAAAAGGGAGATTGAGAAATGGCAGGAGAAGAGAAAGAGGTGTTGGAAGGAACGGAAGACGAAGAAGTAAACGAACAAGACGATTTTAATGNAGCATTTGACGACGAAGTAAAGGACGACGAAGGTTCTGATGATGATGTTGATAATTCTGAGGACACTGTAGATAACACAGACCAAAATGATGAAACAACCGAAACTGAAGAAAAAGAAGATACTAAAGCTGATGAAGAAACTGAGGGTGACGAGTCTGATGAGCAAAGTGCTCAAGAAGATGAAGCTTCTAAAGATGATTCTGAAGACGAAGAGATTGATTACGAAAAAGAGCTTAAAAAAGCTACTGACCGTAACAATACTCTTAATGGTATTTTTAAGAAAGAAAAGTCTGAGCTTACTAATGAAGTCGAAGAGTTAAGGAAAAAAGTCGAAGGTTACGAAAAGGGCGAGATAAAGCCTAAAGAAGAACCGAAGGCAGAAACTAAGGAAGTTGAAGAACCTGAACAGGAACAGTCTGACCCAGAACTTGATGCTTTATTGAGTGATTTCGATGAGAATTATGAAGACATCGCAAAGCCAGTAAAAGCGTTACTTGGTAAAGAAGTTAAGGCAATTCAAACTGCACTACCAAAAGCGGTTCAGGAAGTTCTTGCTCCATTGATACCAACCCTTGACCGTCTCATTGAAGATTATAACGACCGTGCTGTTAATGGTTTTCAATCTTCAGTCAAGAAAGTCCATGCCGATTACGATGAGACGCAGGAAAGCGAAGGTTTTAAGGAGTGGATGGCTCAACAACCACAGTTTATGCAAGACAGTTTTAACAACGCATTGAAAAGTAATGTAGCAACCGACACTATTTACGTTTTGGATTTGTATAAAAAATCCATTGGAGGTAGTGAGGAAGAGACAACACCTGCTGGCGAAAATGAGCCAGAAAAGGTAGAAAAAACTGAAACAAAAACGGATGAACTCGCAGAGGAGAATCCAAAGGCAGACCTTCTTGAAGCTGTAGAAACAAAGAAAGCATCACCAGCAAAGGCTGTGATGAAAGGTGGAAAAGACAATATGTCCTTTGATGACGCTTTTGCGGCACATTAATTTAAAGGAAATAAACGATGGTTACAACATTATATGGTGATATTACACCAAGACAAGCGGGTTATGTAGCGAAGGACATGCTTAAGCGTGGTCTTCCTATGATGGTTACTGAGTCTTATGGACAAATGAAACCTCTTCCCTCTCGTGAAACAAAAAATATGCTCTTTAGACGATATGAGTCTCTTGCTCCGGCAATTACTCCACTGACTGAGGGCGTTGCTCCAACAGCAAAGCAAGTTACATTTACCGATGTGTCTGTGACGCTGAACCAGTACGGTGATGTAGTTGAACACACTGACGTAACAATGGATACTCATCCTGACGACATTATGGGAGAGACCAAAGATATTCTTGGTGAACAAGCTGCTGAGACAGTAGAACGTGTTCGTCTCGGTGTTCTCAAAGCAGGTACTAGCGTTTTCTATGCTGGTGCTGCTACGTCAAGAGCAACGGTTGCAACTGCAATTACTCCAACTAAATTCTCTGCTGCTGAACGTCTCTTGAAGAAGTTCTACGCGAAGCAAATCGTTGAAGTTGGTAAAACCGATGGTTCTTTCAACACTGAGAACATCGCTGCTGCTTACATCGTTCTTTGCTCGACTGACCTTGANCACGACATTGAAACAAACCTTACTGGTTTTACCCATGTCAAGGACTACGGTGTTCACGCAAAACCACTTCCAGGTGAGTTCGGTTCTTACAAAAGATTCCGATTTATCACTACTCCATTAATGGATGCGTTCATTGATGCTGGTGCTGTTGTTGACCCAACTGCATTTGTTTCCACTGGTGGTACTAACGCTGACGTTTACAGCATGATTATTCTTGCTCAAAACGCTTATGCGAATGTCCCATTTAAAGGACCAAACGCAATCACACCAACGTTCGTAGGTGCGAAGCCTTCTCCAAGTCAACCTCTTGGTCAGAAAGCCTTCTTCGGTTGGAAAACCATGCAAAATAGTGTCATTCTTAATGACGCTTGGATGACTCGAATCGAAGTCGCTGCAACAGTAGTAAACTAATTTAACGGCTGGTAGGGGTTAATTACCTCTACCAGTTTTTTTACAAATTTTAATCAAGAGGTCGTATGCCAACTAAAGAGGAATTAAAAGGTTTAAAGGTTTTTCAGTTAAAGACAATTGCAAAGAAAATGGGAGTACCTTTTACGAAAAAATCAAAAGCAATTGAATTGCGTAGTGCGATTTTAGCTGCAAGTAAGGCTGAGGAAAAACCTCAAGCTACTGTTCCGGTAACAGAAGGAGTTAAAACTGTACCTGTTGTTGAACAGCCAGCTCAAACTGTTGCTCCGGTAGTACAAGAGCAACCTGCTCCTGTAGTTAATAAAAACTCATCCGACGATAGAGTTATGGTTGAACTTCATGAAAGTGAAGCAATTCCACCAAACGGACTTTTTATTAATTGTAACGGTGATGCAATTCAAGTCGTTCCAGGTAAGAAAGTTGCAATGAAACGTAAACATTTACAAGTTCTTCAGGATGCAGTTGAAACGAAGTATAAACAAGCTGGCGGTGTGGAAAATCCAATCGTAGCTCATGAAGTACCTCGTTTTCCATTCTCTGTTTCTGAAATCTAAAAAGGAGTAATCCTATGGGTAAGGAAGTTAAGATGAGACATCCATCGGTTAATATTGATGGTTCATCAAACGGTTTTAAAGTTCGTGTTAGTTACAGCATTAGAAAAGAAAAAGAAGGAAAAGGTGACGAAGTTCGTTGTGACCATGAGTATAAGGATGCAGATTTTACTGCTGAATCAGTTGACGATGTTTTGTCTATGATTAAACCTTATCTCGAAGGCATTGAGAAAGTTACCCCTAACGAAGAGTTTCTTGAAGCATTCAATTCTGATGTAAAAAAAGCATCTAAAAGTATGAAGATGGAAGCTGCTGAAGAAAAGATTGAAAAAGAAGAAAGCTAACCGAGAAATAAAATGGCTAGATTGATAGATTTTATTCCAGCGATTACCGCTGAAGTTCCTGATTCTGATGCAGTTGTATTTGCTCCTCTTCGTAAGGCTTTGCGAGAGTTCTGCAAATCTACTGCTTGTTGGCAGGTAACTGGTATCGATGGAGTAATATCCAATGTAACTCAAGCTAACCCCGGTGTTTTCACTTCTACGAAACATAACTTACGAACAGGAGAGCTTATTTCTCTCTCAGATTTTAGCGGTGGCATGACCGAATTAAATGGCGTGATTGCCACCGTAAATCGACTTACAACTGATACATATTCAATTAACGTGGTAACGGATGGTGTTGCGTCCGGTACTGCCCTCGATACAACATTATATTCAGCNTATTCTTCCGGTGGAGCTTCTAAAACTGAAGGAATAAACATTGTTTCTGGAACATCACGATATAAAATTTATACCCCACTTGAAACAATCCCTGTAAGAATTATGAGGGCTTTATACGAAACACAATTACTTACTCCATTGAACGAAAAAGAAATGGATAGAAACAATCTATTTTATGCAGAAACTCCATTCCAAGTACCACAATCAGGACAATGGGAGTTACAGGAAGGTATTCCTATAGGTTTTCTTCTTGAGACGAATAATACGTTTAGAACGTACCCTATTCCAAACGTCTCAAAGCTTGGTGGCTTAACATCCACTGTTGCTGTAATGCCATCCCCTACAGGGACTTATATTGCTGATGATGTTTATGAAACATATCATGATGCGATTGTTATGGGTGCTGTTGCAGTTTTAAAAAATCAGAAAGGTAAAGATTGGTTTGACCGTGAAGGCTCTATTCTTGCCAGAGACCATTTTGAATCTGAGATGGCAAAAACCAGAAANAGAATCATACGAGGNAATAACAGTATGAGTCTTTATATGAATGGAGCTGGCGGTGCTAAATAGTGAAATAATTACGAGATTTCGTACACTTTCTGGCGATGAAAGAGTTGGCGGTCATGCTGCTGATGTTCTTTGGAGTGATGACGATATTATTCTTATGATAAATGATGCTGTTACAAGGCTCTGTATGACTTCAAAGTGCCTTAAGGGGCAACAGCAGGTTTCACTTGTTGCTGGAACTATAGGCTATGCTTATGCAACAAATACGTTAAAAATAACCAGTGCGTCTTTTAACCTTACTGGAGTACCACTTCATAAAACAACTGAAAGTACATTAAACAATACTGTCTCTTCTTGGAAAGATGTTTCTGGAACACCTCAATATTTCTTTATTGATACAGGGCTAAAAACAATTAATTTCTATCCGGTTCCAGATGCAGCCTCTGATATTGATATTACTGCTTATATTGATGCAGCAGACCTTACCCTAGTAACTGAGTCTCCTGGCATTCCAGAAGAATATCATACTGATATTATTACTTTCCTTCTCAAACAAGCATTCTCTACTCATGAC